CTATGAGGTACACAAGCTGGATGTAGATGGCTCTGGTAGAGATCGTACTGTACTGTGTAAGGGAGAGAGCTGTGAGCTCTGTAGAGCTGGTAATAAGCCTCAGCTTAGAATGTTCCTCCAGATGGTTAATCTGGATGAGAGAGATAAGGATAAGCAGGTACAGCTCTGGGAGCGTGGCTTGACGGATATCAAGAACATGATCGGCTTAGCTGGAGAGTACGGAGATCTTACCCAGCGTGATATTAAGATCAAGCGTAGCGGAGCTAAGGGCTCTCTTAAGACTACTTACCAGTTTTTCCCTAAGGATAAGAGTGAGCGTGATATCCCCTCTCCTCAAAATCTGGTAGGCTCCCTCATTTTGGATCTTAACCGTGAGGATCAAATTAAGGCTATTGAGGGCAGATTACAGCTTAAAAAGAGCGGAGATACTGAGGAGAGCTCTGGGGGCTCCAGTGCTAGCAGAGTTTTCTAAGTAAGCACGACTACTCAAGGGAGAGGCAAGTAAAACAGCCTCTCCCCTTTTTCGTAATAAGGAGGTAACGGAAATGGATCTTCATACAGCTACAGAAATATCGTATAACAATGGATATGTTAAGGGGTATGCCGATGGGCTAGCAGATAAGTGGATCTCTGTTAATGCACGGTTGCCAATGGAAAATACTTTGTGTATTTATTTTACGCCCTATGAGGGAGATATGGAGTGGGATATGGGCGTTGTCTGTTTTAGAGATGCGGAGCACTTTATGGAGATAACAGGTGGGGCAACACACTGGATGCCTGTGCCCTCATTGCCAAAAGGAAAATAAGAGCAGGAGGTAAAGGATGGCAAGGGAAAGTATTAAAATGGATATGAGCAGAGAGGCGGTAGGGATTGATGATATTAGCTCTAGGCTGGCTCATAGGAAAGTATGTAATATCGCAGTTAAGCGTAACCAGAATACCCTTATTAAGGGGCTGGAGGTTATTAGTGAGCTGGTAAAGAGCGGTAGGCTTAAGGCTGAGGGAGAGTATGAGGTTATCCGCACTCCAGAGAGGCTTAAGGAGTTTATGGAAACCTATGTAAACGGGTATGGGGAGTATGTACTGGATATAGAGAGTACTGGGCTAGATGTTTATAATGATATTCTGGTAGGTATCTGTCTGTATAACCCAGATCTCCCCAGTGCCTATGTACCGTTTAATCATACGGATCTCCATAATGTGAGAGTACCCGATCAAATGACGGAGGAGCAGGTAAAAGAGATCATGCTCCCCTATTTAGCTAATGAGAGCCTTAAGTGTATTAACCACAATATTAAGTTTGATGATAAAATGCTTACCTTTAACTGGGGGCAGAGGATCGCTAATGTATGGTGGGATACACAGATAGGAGCACAGCTCCTTAACGAGAATGAGCCCCACAGCCTTAAGCCCCTGTATAACAAGTATATCCTCAATGGGGAGGGCTCAGACGAAACCTTTAGTGATTTGTTTGAAGATATCCCCTGTAATTATATCCCTATTGAGATATTTGCTATTTACGGTGCTAATGACGGTTTCAAAACATGGGCTCTGTATCAATTCCAGAAACAATTTTTAAGAGAGGATCACGCTAGAGCAGACTTTAGAAAGCTCTATTATGTATTTAGAGAGGTGGAGATGCCTCTTATTGATGTGTGTATGGATATGGAGCTTAGGGGCGTGGCAATTCGTGAGGATTACGCTAAAGAGCTCTCTGTAGAGTTTAATGCGGAAATGGCGGAGAAAGAGGCTCTCTGTGATGCCTATGTAGCTAAGTTTGATAAGTTTATAGAGGAAAACGCTACACTTATGAGGCTCACAAAGGGCACTAAGAAAATCAACTATAATAGCCCTCAGCAGGTAGCTTGTTTGCTATATGATGTATTTCAGCTTAAGAGCGTATCCAGAAAAGAGCCTAGAGGTACTGGAGATAAGATCATTCAGCTCCATAGAAATAAGGCTAAAAAGGCTGGCACCAAAAAGGGGCTGGAGTTTATAGAGTTTTTGGATAACTACCAGAGATATAAGGAGTGCGGAAAGTTATTAGGTACTTATATTGATAAGATCCCAGCGGTAAAGTGTGAGAAAACAAACGCAGTACACACTACCTTTAACCAGTACGGAGCCAAAACTGGTAGATTCTCCTCCAGTGATAAGGTTACTAAGATTAACCTCCAGAATATCCCCAGCCATGAAAAGCGGATCCGCAAGATCTTTAGGGCTAGAGAGGGCTATAAAATGATAGGCGGAGATTTTAGCCAGATTGAGCCTAGAGTACTCTCCTTTATCTCTGGAGATGAGGCTATGCAGGATGCGTACATTCACGGTAAGGATCTGTATGCTATCATGGGCTCTAAGGTGTACGGTGTGCCCTATGAGGATTGTAGAGAGTTTTATCCAGATGGTACCGTTAATGCAGAGGGTAAGCACAGGCGTACTACTATGAAAAGCGTACTCTTAGGCATCATGTACGAAAGAGGAGCTAAGGCTATCGGAGAGCAGTTTGATAGGAGTGCAGATTGGGCTCAACAGCTTATAGATGATTTTTATAAGAGTTTCCCGAAGATCCAGCAGATCCGCCTTAAGGTAGAAAAGATGGCGGAGGAGTATGGGTATGTAACTACTATCTGTGGCAGAAAGCGTAGGCTCCCAGATATGCAGATCCCAGATCACGATGATTACCGCTATCAAGAGGCTCACAGGCAGAGCCTTAACGCTGTAATACAGGGTAGCTCCGCTGATATTATGAAGCTGGCTATGATCGCTATATACAGGGATCCTCTCTATAAAGAGCTTGATTGCCATATGATTATTACTGTACACGATGAGCTCATTATGGAGGTACCAGAGGCTAATGTAAAGGCAGGGGCAGAGCTCCTTACCGAAACCATGAAAAGAGTAGGGCGTAGCCTAATTAACCTCCCTATGAGCGTAGATGCTGAGATCTCTGATGTTTGGTATGGGGAAAGCCTCAATACTGAGTATCTAGAGGAAATTGAGTAATATCTAAAAATAACCTCCTTTAGTGATTATATTAAGTATCACTAAAGGAGGTTTTTCTGTATGGAGTATATTAAGAGCCCTCTTAATTATACAGGCGGTAAGTTTAAGCTCCTCCCCCAATTACTGGAGCTATTCCCTAAGGATATAAATACTTTTGTAGATCTATTTGGGGGCGGAGGGAATGTAGCTGTAAATGTAGAGGCTAAGCATATTATTTATAATGATGTAGTATGGCAAGTACCAGAGATGCTAGGGGCGTTTAGGAGCTGTGGAGCTACAGAATGCCTCAGAATAATTGATCAGTATATAGAGCGGTATAGCCTTACACAAGATAATAAAGAGGGGTTTTTAAGGCTAAGAAAGCTGTACAATACTGCTACTGTCATGGATCCGCTTCTGTTATATACATTGATTTGCTACTCTTTTAATTCCCAGATTAGATTTAACAGTAAGTGGGAGTTTAACGGATCTTTTGGCAGGGATCGGAGTAGCTTTAATCCAGCTCTTAGAGAGAAATTTGTAGCTTTTGTGAACAGGCTACAGGAGATAAATATAGAGTTTTCCGCTAAGGATTTTAAGAGGGTAAATATAGCAGGGCTAGGAAAGGGTGATCTAGTGTATTGTGATCCTCCGTATTTAGTAACCTGTGCAGTTTATAACGATGGTAAACGGGGATTTAATGGATGGACAGCGGAGGATGATAAGAAACTCTTTGAGAGGCTGGATACCCTTGATAGAGCTGGGGTTAAGTTTGCCCTATCTAATATGATGGAGAGTAAAGGAAAATCCAATGATGCATTAACGGAGTGGGCTAAAAAGTATCATGTGCATTATATGGAGAGTACCTACAATAACTGTAATTATCAAAAGAAAAGCAGAGATAGCAGAGATGTAGAGGTGCTTATTACAAACTATTAAGAGTAGAGAGGGGCTGTAAAAGGCTCCTCTTTTTCTATCTAAAAAATGGGAGGTATTGTGATTATGTTAGGTATCAAATATAACAGGAGGTAAAGGATAATGGGCTTAAAATCCCTATTGAAAGTAGCACAAGGGAAAAATGCTGAGAGCGTTTCCTTTGAGGATAACTTTCTTAAAGAGTATGAGGATGCAGTAAGGCGTAAGGAGCTGGCAGAGAGGCAGGTAGCTCCCTCCGATTATATCCGCCCTAGCTCTATGTATGGCTGTGAGAGAATGATCTTTTTCCAGAGAGTACATAGCGGATCCCTCAACGGGGAGCAATCAGATGTACCGCTTATTGAGATTTGCCAGAGCGGTACAGATAGGCACTTAGACATACAGCACATTGTAGAAATGATGGAGGGCGTAGAGTGCTTAGATCTGGAGGAGGTAGTAAAAGAGGCTAACCAGAGAGGCATTAAAACGGAGTTTCTGGGGTGGAATGAGGATCACACAGAGGCAAGGTGTAAAAATGACGAGCTTAGTATCTTTTTCCAGCCAGATGGTGTAATCCGCTTTATGGGGAAAGAGGTAATACTGGAGATTAAAACAGAGAGTACTTACCAATTTAGTAACCGCTATGAGCCTAAAGAGGATCATAAGTGGCAAGCTACTAGCTATGGTATGGGCTTAGGGATTGATTATGTACTCTTTCTGTATGAGGATCGTAATTTCTGTAAGAAAAAGCTATACCTCTGGAAAATTACCGATGAGATGAAAGAGAGAGTAAGGGCTAAGATCCATACGGTAAATACCGCCTGTAAAACAGGTATTCCTCCAGTAAAGAATGAGGATAAATGCACTTACTGTAAATATAAGAATGAGTGCAAGTTAGTAGATGAGGGTAAGTGGGTGCATCCTAACCCTCCAGAGGAGCCTAAGAAAGCCCAGAGAGCCCCAAAAGGAAAAGGGGTAGGCAAGGATACCTCTAAAGCTAAAAAGGCACAGGAGAGCCCTAAAACAGCCTCTACAGCTAAGATCAAACAGGCTATACAAAAGCAGGAGGAGGCTGTAGCGAAATCCGTAGAGATAGCCGTAGCGAAATCCGTAGAGATAGCCGTAGAGAAAGCCTTTGCTAGAGAAATGGCTAAGGCGGTGCGAGAGGCTCAAAAGGATGTATTATGTGCTAGGAGCGAGTGCTAATGGCAGGTAAGCAGAAAAAGAAAAAAGATGAGGGAAAACTCTTTGAGCACGATATAAAAGCCTCTATTCCCTCAGAGTTTTTTGTAGAGCGGTATAAGGATGATACCGCTGGATTTTTTGGCGTATCTAACCCAGCGGATTTTAGGCTATATAAACTCCCGTATACCTTTCTCTGGGAGCTCAAAACTCATAAAGGTAAGAGTATTCCCCTATCTAAGATTCGTAACAGCCAGCTTAAGGGAATGAATAAGGCAAGTACTTATGTTGGAGTGTACTGTGGGTTTCTCCTCAATTACAGAGATTTAGAGGAAACTTACTACATTGATTTTAAGGATCTGGTTACATGGTATTATACCCTCAATACAGAGGGGGATTTTGTGGCAAGATCTAACGGGCGTAAGAGTATCCCTGTAGAATGGTGCAGGGAGTACGGGGAGAGGATCCAGCAAACTAAAAAGATTGTACGCTACTCCTACGATTTGAGGAGCTGGCTAGAGAGGTATTATGTATGGAAGTAACTAAGTGTAGCGGAGAGGGGCAAGGCTCCTGTAAGAGATGCTCCGATAAAGGCAAATGGAATAGGGTGTGGATGTGTTTTCTGTATAAGGTAGAGGGCTATGAGGAGTGCTACTGTGCAGATTGCGTAAAAGAGATTAAAGCGGAGGCAGGTGTAGAGGATGTTTAAGAGATTGCGTGATTATATTAAATTACAGAGTTTGATACTGCATGAGATTTTAGAAACTCTCTGTACAATTTTATTATATTTAGAGCGTGATGGGCATTTTGATAGAAACCCTTACTCTAGGTATATGGGTACCCACTTTACACAGCTTAAAGAGCTATCTACCAAACTAAGAGAGGAGATGCTGGAAAATGGCGGTAAACGAGATACTTAGTAAACTCATAAAAGAGGTACAAGAGGAGAGCTCCCCTGTAGTGAGGCTCTCTAATCAGCTTATAGAGGAGCACTGTAAGGATCTTGATAGTGCTATATCGGAGCTGGATATTATTATGGAGAGTATCGGAGAAAACTCTATAGAGGATATTCCAGATAGCCAGATAGAGTATTACTGTGTAAAGATCCCTGCCCTTATGTACTATGCAGGGCAAAGAGTAGAGGAGCTGGGTATGCAAGCAGATCTAGCCTCTAACAGTAAGAAAAATGCTCAAAATGAGGCTATGCTTAAGGTATCTGGTACCGTACCAGAGAAAAAGGCCCAAGTGGAACAGCTCACGGAGGATAAGGCTCTGGTAGAGGCTATCTACAGGAGAGCCTACAACACCCTTAAGGTAAAGCTGGAGATGGCGGAGAAGATCTACAGCGGATTAAAGAAAGCTCTTAGTAAGCGTATCGCTGAGGTAGATCTTAACCGCTTTAGTAAGGATAGCTATGTACCCAGAGAGGAGCAATAATGGCTAGGACAGATGAGTTATACCATAATTGTAGATGGTGTAGGTTTAGCAATAACGGTAAGTGCCTAAAGAGCTCCGAAATATTTGAGAGTACAGTAAGTGAGGAACTTTATAAGCTGGTAGAGGGCGGTAATCTAAGTGAGGCTATCAGAGAGGGGCTTACGCTCCCGAAGATGAGCAAGCTGGAGAGCCTCTTAGCTGGGTACGGAATTTCTCAGAAAAGGCAGAAAGAGGTATTACAGGCGGTAGGAGCTGAGCTAGAGGAGTTTATCCCTATTATGGTAGAGGGGATAGATAACAGCGTAAGCAAGCTCATCCTTAACACAGAGAGTAAGCTGGTAGATCTTGAGCTTAAGGATCCAGAGAGCTTTTACTGTAAGTATTTTGAATAAATAGGAGGCGTAAGCGGTGGAAACAGTTGAGGAAAAGGTATCTAAGTTTCTGGAGGAACTAGAAAAGAGAGGCATAGAGATTACAGGAGAAACAGCTTTTATATGTAATGATGGAGCTGTACTCTTTAGCCCTAACGAGAGAGGGGCGGTAGATATTATTATAGTGAGAAACCCAGTAAAAATAGATTATACGCTAGGTATCACGGATAAAGAGGTAGAGCTGTGGGCTACTACTGATGAAATACTTAAAGAATTGGAGGAGAGCCTGTGAGAATTATTGAGATAAACCCAGATATTAAACATCTTGTCACGGAAAACGGTGGGTACTGTCCGTGTGCTATCGAGAAAAACGAGGATACTAAGTGTGTCTGTAAAGAGTTTAGAGAGCAGGAGCATAGCGGAGAGTGCCATTGTGGGAGGTTTGCTAAAGTGGAAAGGAGTGAGTAATTGTGGCAGACATTGATACCCTCATAGCTGAGGTAAGCAAGAAATACAAAACGGATATTATCCGTAAAGCCAGTGATCTTAAGGGGATTGAGTTTATCCCCTACTCCTCTCCTCAGATGAATTACCTAACCAGAGGCGGAGTACCTGAGGGGCGTATGATTGAGCTGGTAGGATTACCTCAGAGCGGAAAAACTACTACAGCTCTGGATATTATCTCTAATTTCCAGCGTAAGTATCCAGATCGCTACACGGTATATCTGGATGCAGAGAATACTCTGGATAAAGAGTGGGGAGAAACGCTGGGAGTAAATTGGGGTAGCGTGATCCTCATACAGCCAGAGGCGGAGTACGGGGAGCAGTTGCTAGATATGCTCCTAGATTATATCCGCTCTGGTAAGGTAGGGCTGGTAGTACTGGATAGCGTACCCTTTATTATCCCTAAGGCAGTACAGGAGAAAGGGCTGGACGAGAAAAGCTACGGAGGCAATAGTGCTCTTATTAAGAGTTTCTGTGATAAGGTTATTCCCCTCCTCCATAAAACGGGCTGTACTTTCTTAACACTTAACCAGCTTAGAGAGAATATAGGAAACCCCTATAAGCCTTATAAGATCCCCTGCGGTACAGCTCTGGCTCATGCTTGCTCTCAGATCCTATGGTTTACAAAGGGATCCCTCTTAGATGAGAAATACAAAGAGGTAAGCAGTAACTACGCTAACCCTATCGGTAATATGGTTAGC